AGAAAAAGTAGAAACTTTTCGCACAATGCAAAATACAAGAGCGTTTGCTACGGAAAAAGAAGCTAAAGATTTTGTAAGAGAATATGGAGGAAATATGGAGTATATTCCTGCAAATGATCCTGAAAATTATCTGAATATGTTTGCCTTGCGAATATCTCCAGATATGATAAACAAACCTATGAAACTATACAAATCAAAAGGCGGATTCATAGAAAATGTGTTCAAGCCTTTATAACTAAGGATTTATTTGGTAAACTAGTCAAATGGCAGAAGAAGATATCTCATTACAAGAACAGGAAGATTTAGCAGTAACCGACAAAGAAATGGATGAACGACAATTACAAGATTTGTCGAACGAGCTAATTGCGGATTACAAAAATGATAAAGAAACTAGAAAAGATTGGGAACAAACTTATCTTAAAGGTTTAGATTTATTAGGATTTAAATATACACAACAAACCAAACCATTTCAAGGGGCTTCAGGAGTTACCCACCCTTTATTAGCAGAAGCCGTAACACAATTTCAAGCACAAGCTTATAAAGAATTATTACCAGCAGATGGTCCTGTAAGAGCACAAATTATTGGTAAGCGAGATGTTGCTAAAGAAGAACAAGCGGAACGAGTAAAAGAATTTATGAATTACATGGTCATGGAGAAGATGGAAGAATACACTCCAGAGTTTGACCAGTTATTATTTATGCTTCCACTTGCAGGATCTGCATTTAAAAAAATTAATTATGACGAAGTAATGGATCGAGCAGTATCTAAATTTGTACCTGCAGAAGATTTAGTAGTTCCATATTATGCATCTGATTTATCTGATTGTGAAAGAGTCACTTACATGATGAGAATGTCAGATAATCAAGTTAGAAAAAATCAAGTTGCAGGAGTTTATAGAGATGTTGAATTAGAAGAAGCTCAAGATAATACTTCAGATATTAAAAAGAAATATAATTCTTTAGAAGGTACCTCAAAAGGATCTGAAGGAGCAGATGAAAGAGTTATTCTTGAAATGCATGTAGATTTAGATATTGAAGATTCTGAAGAAGGAATTAAAATTCCATACATTGTAACCATTGATGAAACTTCTGGAGAAGTTTTAAGAATTATTAGAAACTATAGAGAACAAGATCCTACCTTTAAAAAGATTAATTATTTTGTTCATTACAAATTTTTACCAGGTTTAGGTTTTTATGGTTTTGGTTTAATCCATATGATCGGTGGTTTATCGACTGCAGCAACTTCTGCACTAAGACAATTACTAGATGCAGGTACTTTAAGTAATTTACCAGCAGGATTTAAAGCACGAGGTATGAGAATTAGAGATGATGATCAACCAATTCAACCTGGAGAGTTCAGAGATGTGGATGCACCAGGTGGAAATATTAGAGATCAGTTCCAATTATTACCTTTTAAAGAGCCTTCAGCAACTTTATTTCAACTTTTAGGCTTCTGTGTAGATGCTGGAAAGCGTTTTGCAGGTATTGCAGACATGCAAATGGGTGAAGATGCTCAAAATAGAGCCGTTGGAACAACTATTGCACTCTTAGAAAGAGGTGCAAGAGTGATGTCAGCGATTCATAAGCGTTTATATTACGCAATGAGACAAGAATTTAAGATTTTATCACGTGTAATTTCAGAATATTTGCCTCCAGAGTATCCATATGACGTTTATGGCGGTGAAAGAACGATTAAACAAGCAGATTTTGACGGAAGAATTGATGTTTTACCTGTTGCAGACCCAAATATTTTCTCAATGTCACAAAGAGTGACGTTAGCACAGACTCAATTACAAATTGCACAGACAAATCCTGGTATTCATAACATTTATGAAGCTTATAGACGTATTTATGATGCATTAGGAACTAAACAAGTAGATGAATTACTGATTAAACCAGAAGATCCGACACCAAAAGACCCTGCGATTGAAAATATGGAGTCTTTACAGATGAGGTTGCCGAAAGCATTCCCAGAACAAGACCATCAAGCACATATTGAAGCTCATAAAACATTTATGAGAAGTAGAATGGTTCAAATTAATCCTCAAGTGTATGCATTGTTGCAAGGACACATTTCAGAACATATTTCTATGGCAGCTACTATTGAAGTGATGCAAATGATGAGACAAGATCAACAAATGGCGATGATGGAACAACAAGATCCACAACAGTTTCAAGCTATGGCTGCATCTGAAATTGCAAAACGAATTAATATTTTAACTTCACAACTTGTTCAAGAAGAAGCAGGTCAACAGCAAGATCCTATTGTTATGTTAAAACAAAGAGAGTTAGATTTAAAAGCAATGGATATTCAAATGAGAGCACAAAAAGAAGCTCAAAAATTAGATCAGCAACAAGATCAATTTGAAGAAAGATTAGATTTTGATGAAGAGAAACTTGCTGCACAACTAGCGGTTCAACAACAAAGAAGATCTCAATAATGGTTCAGAGATATTATAAAGCTGCAAAAACAATTTACGATATTGGTAAAAAATATTTACCTAATGCTACCAAAGCAGAACAAAAAGCTTTTAAAGAAAAAGTATCTGATCTTCAAGTGGATATGTCTCACGAATCTGCTGTAAGTCTAGCTTTAAAAGAAGCAAGAGATATTAAAAAGAAAAGTATGGGTGGTTTATCTGGAGGAGTAAAATCTGGTCCCCCACCTAAGAAAGGTCCCGCTCCACAAGGATTAAAAAATGGTGGATGCCCATATAGAGAATCAAACAACAAAAACAAATACCCAGGACACAATGGAATACAAATCAAAGGATTCAAGTTTACAGGGGTTCGATAGTTTAACTCGTAAAGAAAAAATTATTTTTTTAGCAGGTGTCTTTGATGGAGAAGGTACCTTTGGTTGTTATTTAGGTGGTCATTCTATTTATAAGAAAAAATATTTTATGGCTAGTGTGGAAGCTACCGATTTTGATTTAGTTACTAGGTTTGAACAAGTATTTCCTGTAGGCAGTGTACGTCCTAGAAAAATTAAACAAAAAGACTACCATAAACAAGCCTATATTTGGAAAATTAATGGGAAGAAAGCTTGGCCAGTCATAGAAGAGATGATACCATATATGTGTAAAAGAAGAAGAGATAAATTTTATGATTTGGTTCAATCTTATAGGAACAGCTCTAAAAGCAGGAGCAGAAATATACAAAAACAAAAAGGCATCAGAAATAGCGATGTCAGAAGCTCAACTACTTCATGCAGAGAAGATGAAGCGAGGAGAGATAGAATTTAACGGTCAAATAGTACATAATCAAAAAGGGGACTGGAAGGACGAATTCATACTTTTAACGTTATCCTCACCTTTGTTTTTACTTGCATACAGCGTATTTGCAGAAGATGAAAAGATTGGTCAAAAATTAGACCTTTATTTTGAAAAATTACAGGCTATGCCGTGGTGGATAACTGGACTTTGGATTTCAGTCGTGGCTGCAGTATACGGAATCAAAGCTACCGATATTATCAATACTAAAAAAACAAAGTAGACTAGAATTATTCTAGATAAATGTTATATATCAATCATGGCGATTGATTACGATAGTTTTAAATACATTAAAAACAAAATTACCAAAGAGGTAAATCACCTCAAGGATCATATTGTAGCTAGTGTAGACACTGCGGATCAATTAATGTATATTAGAGGCAAAATACAAGGCCTAGAAACCTTGCTACAGGATCTGACTGACCTGCAGAAAAAAATGGAGTTATACGATGACGACACAGACGACAAATCTGGAGGTCCCAAAACATAAAGAGGGACTTTTAGATGCTTATTCACAAAAAGAAGAAAAACGTCTTACAGCAGATAAAGTAAAAGACGATAAATCATTACTAGATAGACTACCTAAACCAACTGGTTACAGAATGTTGGTCTTACCTCATGCTGGGGCTAGAAAAACTAAAGGTGGTATTCTTTTATCCGATACAACATTAGAAACAATACAGATGACAACTGTATGTGCGTACGTGTTGAAACAAGGAGATCTTTGTTACAAAGATAAAGAGAAATTTCCTAATGGTCCATGGTGTAAACCAGGAGATTGGGTAATCTTCGGCAGATATGCTGGAGCAAGATTCAAAATAGAAGGCGGAGAAGTTCGAATACTAAATGATGATGAAATCATTGCAGTAGTCGATGATCCAAATGATATTTTGCAAACATACTAAGGAGGATGTATGCTAGAAAACGTAAATAAAAATCCTGATGTTGAACTTGATATAGATGATGCTCAGGAAGCTAACATTCAACTTGAAGAAAAAAAGGAAGAGGAATCAAAAAAGCCTAATTTAAATTTAGGTGAAGTTGATTTAGGTTATCAAACTTATGACAAAAATGATAAGGATGAAAAACCAGAAATTTCTATTGAGGAAGATACTCAAGAAGAAAAAGTAGAATCAAAACCAAAAGAAGACTTAGCAGCTTACAGTGAGGGTGTTCAAAAAAGAATTGACAAACTTACGAAAAGAATGCGTGAAGCAGAAAGAAGAGAAGAAGCAGCTCTTCAATATGCGGAAGGTCTAAAAAAGAAATATTCTGATGTTAAATCTAAGTATGATGAGATTGATGAAAATTACATCAAACAATTCGATGCTAGAATTGATTCGGAAAGAGATACTGTTAAAGCAAAGCTTAAACAGGCTATCGAAATGCAAGATTCAGAGGCAATTATTTCTGCCAATGAAGAACTTGCAAGGTTAACTGTTGAAAAAGAAAGAGCAAAACTAACTATTGCAGATAGAGAAAAAAGAAAAAAATCAACTGTAGTAGAAACAGAAACAGCTCCAGAAACAGCAGTAAATACTCAAGAAAGACAGCCTACTCCTAGTAGAAAAGCTAGAGAATGGGCTCAAAATAATACTTGGTTTGGACAAGACCAATATATGACTAATACGGCATTTCAAATTCATGAAAATCTAGTGGGTGAAGGATTTGACGTAGATAGCGATGAGTATTATAATGAGATTGATAAGCAAATAAGAGAGGTTTACCCTCATCGATTTGCTGAATCAAAAGACGACTCTGAGGAGCAACCAAGAAAACCCGTCCAGACGGTTGCAACTGCAAGTAGAGGTAAATCTGGACGCAGATCTGTGAAACTCACCAAGTCACAGGTTGCTATTGCGAAAAAATTAGGGGTGCCACTAGAAGAATACGCAAAATACGTGAAGGAGGTACAATAGTATGAGCGATATAAAAAGAACTTCACGCAGTTCGGAGACAAGAGCTAAAGTTGATAAAAGAAAGCAACCTTGGACTCCACCATCTAACTTAGATGCACCGCCTGCACCAGCTGGTTATAAACACAGATGGTTAAGGGCAGAAGCTGGAGGTTTTGAGGACACAGGAAATATGTCTAAGAAACTTAGAGAAGGCTACGAACTTGTTAGGGCAGAAGAACTGCAAGAACAAATAGGAGCCCATGACTATCCAGTTATTGCCGATGGAAAACATGCGGGGCTGATAGGAGTAGGAGGCCTTGTGCTGGCAAGGATACCAGAGGAAATAGTTGAGTCACGCCAAGAGTACTTCTCAGGAAGAACTCGAGATCAACAACAAGCCGTGGACAACGATTTGATGAAGGAACAGCGACCAGAGATGCCTATCAATATTGATAGACAATCTCGTGTAACTTTTGGTGGTAGTAAGAAATAAATTTTTCGTAATACCAACCAATGAACATTAATATAAAAAAGGAGAAAAAACATGGCTAATAAAGTTGAGCTATATGGTCTAAGACCAGTGAGACAACTGAATGGTTCTCCGTTTATTAATGCTCAAAACAGATACAGAATAGCTGCTGATTATGGCACTAGCATTTACCAAGGAGATTTAGTTGAACCAACTACTTCTGGTACAATTGCTAAACATGCAGGCAACACTTCTGGTCAGGTCGTGGGTGTTTTTAACGGATGTTTCTATACAGATCCTACTACAAAGAAGCCGACTTTCAAAAACTATTATCCAGCGTCAACTAACGCTAGCGACATTGTTGCTTACGTTATCGATGCTCCAGATACAGTATTTGAAGTAAATTCGGACGAATCTTTTGTAGTGGCTGATTTGTTTGCAAACTATTCAGTTACAAATACAACAGGAAGTACTGAAACAGGAATTTCTTACGGACAATTAGATGTAAGTAATTCTGGTACAGCTGGTACTTTTGTTGTTCAGGCAATTGATATTACTCAAAACCCTGATAACAATGATCTAACTACTTCGAATGTAGGTGTACTTGTTAGAATTAACAATCACTTCTACAGACAAAGTGGTACAGGTAAATAAGGAGATATAAACTATGGCGATTAGTAGATCACAACTCGTAAAAGAGTTAGAACCAGGTTTAAATGCCCTATTTGGCCTGGAGTATGCAAGATACGAAAACGAGCATGCTGAAATCTTTATGCAAGAATCATCTGACAGAGCTTTCGAAGAGGAAGTAATGTTAACTGGATTCGGTAGTGCTTCTGTGAAGCAGGAAGGTGCAGGAGTTGTTTATGACAACGCAACTGAGTCTTTCACTTCAAGATACACTCACGAAACAGTAGCATTAGCTTTTGCTATTACTGAGGAAGCAATTGAAGATAACTTGTATGACAGATTAGCGTCTCGTTACACAAGAGCGTTAGCTAGATCAATGGCTAACACTAAACAAGTTAAAGCAGCAGCTATATTGAACAATGCGTTCGATACAGGCGGAAGCTACAATGGAGGTGACGGTAAAGCACTTTGTACTACTGACCACCCATTAGCAACTGGTGGAAGCTTCAGAAATGAACTTTCTACTGCAGCTGACCTTAACGAAACATCTTTAGAGCAATCATTAATTGATATCGCTTCTTTCGTTGATGAAAGAGGGTTAAAAATTGCTATTCAAGGTAGAAAGTTGATAATTCCAAAAGAATTACAATTTACTGCTGAGAGAGTATTAAAAACTCCTCTATCGACTACTTTAACAAGTGGTAACTTCGCTAAGAACGACATCAACGCAATGATGAATATGGGAATGATCCCAGAAGGCTACAGAGTCAATCATTTCTTGACTGACACAGATGCTTTCTTCATCTTGACTGATGCTCCTAACGGTTTGAAGAGCTTTGTAAGAAGCCCTATCAAAACGGCTATCGAAGGTGATTTCGATACTGGTAACGTTAGATTCAAAGCTAGAGAAAGATACAGCTTCGGTTGGTCTGACCCTAGAGGAATCTTCGGCTCACCAGGAGCGTAATAAGATACAACGAGTGGGGCGTACTTTACGCCCCACTTTTTTTGTTATACAATAGTTTTAGGAGTAATTTTTATGGCAAGTAAAGGCGATGTAAAAGCGGTACAAATAACAGCAGCAGGTTCTGTGTTCGGTGGCCGTACAAGATTAAGAGG